AACAGAAGCCTTCACTCATATAGAAAGTAACGGGGTAAAAGTATCAGATGATGTATGTAATATATTTGATATGAGAGTAAAAAAACATATATCAGATGGTAGGTTATATACAAAATATAATTTATGGACATCTACAGGTCGACCAGCTAATTCATTCGGTAATGTTAATTTTGCAGCTATGAAACCAGAACAACGGAAAGCTATCATACCAGAATATGATATGTTGGTGGAGTATGATTATGATGCATATCACTTACGACTTATAGGTGATATAATAGGATATAAATTTGATAAAGAATCAGTACATCAACATTTAGCAGATAAATATAAGTGTTCATATGACGAAGCAAAACAGAAATCATTTAGACAATTATATGGTGGAATTGAGAAAGAAATACGAAAAAATATCACATTTTTCAGTTTAACATATGATAAAATAAATACATTTTGGGGATACTTTAATGATAACAAATTTATAGAAACTGATATTTATAGTAGGAAACTATTATCTAAAAACTATACAGATATGAACAAAAATAAGTTGTTCAATTATCTTATTCAGGCATATGAAACAGAGTCAAATATAAAGACGATAATTGAATTAAAGAACTATTTATATGATAAGAAAACAAAATTAGTTCTGTATGGATACGATAGTTTCTTGTTTGATTATTCAAAAGAAGACGGAGTTTCTACTTTGACAGAAATAAAGAATATATTAGAGAGAAATGGACATATGGTTAAATCTAAAGCGGGTTCAAATTACGGTGAAATGAACGACATTTCGGATAGGTTATAGAATGAATAATTTAATTGATGATATATTAACAGATTGGTCTTATAGAGTACCTAATGGAATACCTGACCCCAAAAATCAATATCATTTGGTTCACCTTAAAGAATCAATGAAACATTTGAAAGTTGATAACGAGATAGTAGATATTGTTATGAATCATTTATACGAAGTTAAATTTGATTCTAAAGGCTTTAGTAAAGTTTATGGTAATAAAAAAGGTGATAATCCATTTAAAACAATTAATAAATATATAAACGATTTTATTAAAAAATTATCTAAAGATTCAAGTACTGGTGGGGAAATAAACATTAGAAGTATAGATGTAGTTAATTTGAAAAAAAATAAAGAACCTTCTGTACAAGTTGTATTAGATTTACCGGAAGTTGGTAGAGATAGTAGAGAGGCAGTAGTAAAAGCATCACAGAAAATAAAAATATCTGGAGTTACTTTACAAAAGGGTGGTTGGAAAAAACATACACAATCAGTAAGTGGTAAACTTCCTTGGAGACCAAATTATATCAATATACTTATAGCATTTAAGGGTTTAAAAACCGGTAAAGCTGCGGGTGCAACTACTACTGATATGAAAGAGGGAATGGTTGGGTTAATGTATCAGAGTAATATAAAACAACCAGTAACAAAAGAAAATATTTCAAAAGTTATTTTACAGTTATTAAAAGCTATAAAATCTATTTCTGGTGAAACTTCAAAAACTAAAACCGATATTGAAAATTGGTTAAGTGGCTTACCAACTGAAAATCCAAAGAAAGATGTTTTAAATCAATTAAATGATCCACTATCTATAGCATTAGAATGTAAAAAAAGTTATTCTGGTTGGAAATGGGAGAGAGATAAAATACATACTTCAGCTAGAAATACGGCAAAATCAATTACTGGATTGCATCCAGATAAATGGTGTCCGGCAGATGCATTCCTAATAAAAGGTACACCATCTATAACTACAGGAGATGGTGATTCTGAAGTAGAAAGAATAGCACCATTAAATAATCTTTTTGTTTCAGATTGGGGGAGTACAGATGGTGATATTGTTGGAATATCATTAAAACAAGCTAAAGCTCAAGCAGGAAAAGGTAAGGGGTATTTAAAAAGTTGGAATTCATTGACTTCTGAATTTGATTATAATTTAACTAAAGATGAACAAGAATTACCAGATATACCTTTAGATGGGTGGGTTATACCAGTTTCAGATCAGATAAATGATTGGAGAAAAGAAATTTCTGGTAAATTAGATAGTAATAGATACTCGTATAGTCCTGCTTCAAATTTTGATATTGGGTTAGATGATTCAAATAAATTAACAGGTGCTAAAAGTGAAGATTTTTTATATCAAAAATATGCTTCAATGAAAATGTTTAAGTTTATGGTAGATTTATTAAAGAAAAATAAATCTACTTTTATTGATGCAGCTGCATTTGCACTGGGAATCACAGACTATAGCCCAACATTTTTTAAGGTAATGGGAAATGTTAGTGGTAAGGGAGCAAAAGTACAGAAATATCAATCTTCTGGTGGTTTGGAATTAGTAGATAAAATTAAGATTAGTGATACTAATACGAGTGCAGGAATAACTTTTGAATTTAAAGTTTATAATAAAGCATATGGAACTGGTGATTTAAAAATGAATATAAGATTTAATGGTTCAACACAAGCAACACTTGAAATGTTAAGTGCTAAATGGAAATAATATGAAAACCCAACTACTAGCATCATTCACAACAAAAGAAGATTTAGACAAAACAGTCAAAAAAATACAGAATGCCTATACAATCGCATTCAGTAAGATATATGTATTACAAAATGAAAATCAAGTGAATGAGTTAATATGTACATATAATGTAGATTTATCAAAGGGTGCTGATTACAATGATGTAAAGAATACAATATCACTTCATAGAAAGAAACATTCCAATACACTTTATACAATTAACGCATTAAATGAAGTGATTGCTAACTTAAATAATGGAATTATTGATAGTAAATTTGTTGTGCCTTGGGAGAATTTTAAGAATACCTTGATGGTAACAAATTCAGATGGGTTAAATAAAATCAATACAAGGATTTACAAAATAATTAAAATAAATTAAAAAAGTACTTGTTTTGTATATCTAAATAGATATATATTGTAGGTAGTACAAAAAATGGTTATATGGTTATGTTGATAACCATAAACAATAAACAATAAAAGATAAAACACATAGGAGAAAACGCATGGATATAAATGCAATCAAAACTAAACTAAATCAGTTACAATCAACAACCTCAACGACAAACAACTTTTGGAAACCAGAACCCGGAACACAGGTGGTTCGTATTGTACCTTACAAACATAATAAAGATAATCCATTTATTGAATTATTCTTTCATTATAATTTAGGCAACAAAACTTATATGTCACCAGTTTCATTTGGCCGACCAGACCCAGTTCAAGAGTTTGCCGATAAACTTAAATCCACAGGTGATAAAGATGAATGGATACAGGGAAAACGACTTGAACCTAAAATGAGAACTTTTGTTCCTGTTGTGGTTCGTGGTCGTGAATCCGAAGGTGTTAAGTTTTGGGGATTTGGTAAAACTGTTTATCAAGAACTATTGAGTGTAATTGCAGATCCAGATTATGGTGATATTACAGACCCAGTAAATGGTCGTGATATTGGCATTGAACGCCAAACACCAGCAGAAGCAGGTAATCAATATGGTAAAACTACCGTTAGAGTTAAACCAAATCAAACTCCGATTACTGATAACAAAACACTATTAGAAAGTGTTTTTGAGAACCAAGCAGATTTAACAGAGCTTTATACAGAACCATCTTATGATGAATTGAAAGAAGCTTTGGCTGTTTATCTTAATCCAACAACTGACGATACAACTGAAACATCTAATGGTGTTACTGCAACTACTGCTCCAACTACAAATACGGAACAACCAAAAGCAGCTAAGACTGAAGATGTTGAAGATGCATTTGATCAACTTTTTAATCAGTAATAAGAATAATAATTGGATGGGTGGGGCATCGTCCCACCCCATCCATTCATTTTAGGAGAATGTTATGTCAAATAAAGATGAATTGGCTGGAATTATAGCCGATGAATTAAATAAGACTTTTAAGCACCAACAAGTAGCTTACTTCCTTGATGAAGGTTCTAATCCAACAGATGTAACAGATTGGATTTCAACTGGTTCGACAATGTTAGATTTAGCAATATCAAATAAACCAGATGGTGGTGTTGCTGTTGGAAAAATTACAGAATTAAACGGATTAGAAGGTAGTGGTAAATCACTTATTGGTTCTCACTTATTAGCATCAACACAGAAGAAAGGTGGAATAGCAGTTTACATTGATACTGAAAGTGCTGTATCACCTGAATTTCTTGAAGCGATTGGTGTAGATACTACAAGTATGTTATATGTTCATTTGGAAACTGTTGAAGAAATCTTTGATACCATTGAAACAATTGTTACAAAAATTCGTGAGTCCAACAAAGATAAATTAGTTACAATTCTTGTTGATAGTTTAGCAGCCGCATCTACTAAAGTAGAGATGGATGCTGACTTTGATAAAGATGGTTGGGCAACGGCCAAAGCAATTATCATATCAAAGGCTATGAGAAAGATTACCCAAATGATTGCAAGACAAAAAGTTGCTCTTATTTTTACAAATCAACTACGACAAAAATTAGGTGTTATGTTTGGTGATCCCTGGACAACAAGTGGTGGAAAAGCTCTTCCATTTCACTCATCAACTCGTGTTCGTTTTAAGAATATGGGTCAAATCAAAGACAGTAAAAAGAATACAATCGGTATTAAGATTAAAGGTCAAGTCATAAAGAACAGACTTGGTCCACCAATGAGAACAGCAGAGTTTCCATTGTATTTTGATACGGGTATTGCCGATTATGATAGTTGGTTACAAGTAATGAAAGACCACAAAATTGTTAAATCGGGTGGCGCATGGTACACATTACAGCATGTGGATGTAGAAACTGGTGAACTTATTAAAGAATACAAATTTCAATCTAAAGATTACGCAGAACTTATGGATAACAATCCAGAGTTAAAACAATTTTGTTATGATAGAATTTGTGAAGCTTGTATTCTGAAATACGATAGCAAAGAACTCGGCATTGATGATGTAGAAGAAACGGATGAAGTTGTAGATGAAATCTAAGGAAGAATTAAACGAAAAGTTTATATCCTTTCTTGAGCAAACCAAAGACGAAGAACATAAATCAGTAACAAGATTAAACGATAGAGTTTTAATTGTGGATGGCTTGAACACATTTATTAGGTCATTCGCAGTTAATCCAGCATTAAATGATGATGGACTTCACATTGGCGGTTTAATGGGATTTCTTAAATCTATTCGTTATACTTGTGATATTCTTAAACCCTCAAGATGTATAATTGTATTTGATGGTAAAGATGGTAGTAAAAGAAGGTCAAAGATATATCCAGATTACAAGGCTACTCGTAAAGTCAAAAAGAGATTAAACAGAAATGTGGATTGGGGAACAGCTCCGGCGGACGAGGAGGAGTCTATGAAACAGCAGATGGGGCGGTTGATCGAGTATCTCGAACAACTTCCCCTGACGCTGGTTTGTGTTGATGGGATTGAAGCTGATGATACAATGGCTTACATATCACAACAGTTACTTACTGAAAGTGATATATTCCTTATGAGTACAGATAAAGACTTTCTTCAACTTGTAGATGATAGAGTGAAAGTGTGGAGTCCAACAAAAAAGAAACTTTATACAAAGGATGAAGTATTTAATGAATACGGCATTCCATCCAGAAACATTTTAACATATAGGATACTGGATGGTGATAAATCGGACAATATTGGTGGTATAAGAGGGTCTGGGTTAAAAAGTATAGTGAAGTACCTTCCACCAATTACAGAAGATGAAGATTTTACAGCAAAAGATTTATTGGAATACGCAGAAAAATCAGATAATAAAATAAAACTCTTGGAAAATATAAAAAATAGTGGTAATTTAGTTAAACGGAATTATCTACTAATGCAGTTACAAAATGTAGATATTCCAAATCATACAAAGATGAAAATACAAGGTGCAGTAAACGGTGATGTACCACAGTTAATAAAATATAGATTTCAAACTATGTTCTTACAAGACAAATTATCAAATCAAATAAAAAACTTTGATAGTTGGATTATGGAGTTCATGCGTTTAGATAGATTTCGGGGATTAAAGATTGACAAATAGATTATCAGAATATGGACATACATTTCAAGTAAAAAGTATATCTTGTTTAATGTCGGATGCAAACTTTATCGGTCAAATATATGACATACTTGATGAAAGTCATTATGATAATGATGCATTAAAATGGATTATAAAGGAATGTAAAACATACTACAACGAATATAAAAAACCAATAACTCTTGATGTGTTTAAGGTAAAGGTAAATGAAGTACATAATGATATTCTGAAAACAACCATAGTTGAAAACTTAAAAGAAGTTGTAAGATATTTAGAAGCACCAGATTTGGATTTCATTAAAGATCAATCATTAGATTTCTTTAAGAACCAAACATTAAAGAATGCAATAATTGAAAGTGTTGAAATACTTGAACACAAAGGTGATTTTGAAACCATAAAAAACATAATTGATAATGCTATGAGAGCTGGGGCAGAAAGAAATGTCGGTCATGAATACGCAGAAGATATAGAAATAAGATATTCAGAGATGGCAAGAAGCACAGTTGAAACGCCGTGGGATATATTAAATGAATTAACTCAAGGTGGATTGGCTGGTGGTGAATTAGGTGTGATTGTTGCTCCTGCTGGTATAGGAAAGACTTGGATATTATGTGCTTTGGGTGGTGGTGCTATGAAAAAAGGTACAAAAGTTGTTCATTATACATTAGAATTAAATGAAGCATATGTGGGTTTAAGATACGATAGTGTATTTACAGGCATCCCAAATCAAAACTTAAAGTATCACCAAGATGATGTAAAGAAAGCAGTTGATAATGTTGAAGGTGAATTGATTGTTAAATACTTTCCAACAAAAACAGCATCAGTAAATACTATATCAGCTCATTTACAAAAATTAAGAATGATGGGTAAAGATTTTGATATGATTGTTGTGGATTATGCTGATATTTTAAGAGATACAAGAAATGGTAAAGAAGTAAGACACGCACTCGGAAACATCTATGAAGATTTAAGAGGATTGGCTGGTGAATTTGATATTCCAATATGGACTGCTTCACAAGCAAATAGGTCAGCGTTAGATGAAGATGTGATTGAAGCACAAAAAGTTTCAGAAAGTTATCAAAAGATAATGACAGCAGATTTCGTTGTATCATTAAGTAGAAAAGTTGAAGATAAGATTGGTAATACAGGTAGATTTCATGTTATCAAAAATAGATTTGGCCCCGATGGTATAACTTATCCAGCAAAAGTAAACACAAACACGGGTGCTGTTGAAATATATGAAAGTACATCAGTTGGTGGAAAAGAAACACAAAAGAAAATTGATAATAGAGATAATCTTATGAAGAAAATGTTAGGAAAGAAATACGAGGATATGATGAATGAATAATAAAATATCTAAACAAGTTAAAGAAATAGTAGATTTGTGGCATAAAACCGTAATGGGTAATATATACGAATGTGCAAAGAAACAACATGAATTTTCAGATATGATGTGGGGATTATATAATGAAATATATGGAGAAGATGATGGAAAATAGTATATTATATGGGTATGTAGTAATACCAGAATATTATTGGGAATACTCACATGATGTAGAGTATATTATAGTTGATTAAAGTTGATTATTCAATTTTAGGTGAATTTTTTGATTATGATGAACTTGATTTAGAATTTCATAGAGTTACAAATTCAATAGATACCATAGATAGAGAATATGGTGTTGAAGTTATATTCAAGTATTATAGGAAACATGGATTTCCACATTATACAATAACTGAACAAGAGAAACACCAACATATAAAGAAGTTGAGAAAGTTTGATCATAATTCAATTTTAGATGGTGATGAGATAATTCAGACCATGCATTGTTTAAGATTGGCTTGGACTTACTTTCCCCATTTTTGGAAAATTAAATGTGGTAATGCAGTAATGTCTCCCTGGGATATATTTCATGATGATGATAAGTTTAAGTCGACTATTAGAAAATGTTGGAATTGGGAGTTAAAACACTATAAGGGAGAAGAAGGAAGGGTACATAATACTTTTCATGAAAATAGATTACGACAGTCATTAAAAGTATATACAGGAACTCAATCAGTATCAAATTTTAGACCAACGGCGGCAAAATTGATATATGAAACTTATGGTGGTGACGGTATTATTTGGGATATGTCTTGTGGTTGGGGTGGAAGGTTGATTGGAGCGTTGGCGTCTGAAAGGATAAAAAAATATATTGGAACAGAACCATCATCTAAAACTTTTGATGGATTATTAAAATTAAAGGATGATTTTAGTTACTTAAATAAAGAGGTTGAATTACATAAATTGGGGAGTGAGGTTTTTAGACCAGAAAAAGAGACACTTGATTTGTGTTTTACATCACCACCTTATTTTGATACTGAAAAATATAGTGATGAAGATACACAGAGTTATATTAAATTTCCAACGGAAGATAGATGGTTAAATGGATTTTTAAGAAAGACAATAGAAAATTGCTATTATGGATTAAAAACTGGTGGGTATATGTTAATGAATATAGCAAATACTCCAAAATATAAATTTATAGAAGAAGGTACAATATCTATTTCAGAAGAAATTGGATTTGTACAAGAAAGAACATTACAACTTACATTATCAAGTATTATGGGAGCTGGATATAAATATGAACCAATATTTGTTTTTAGAAAAAAATGAGATGTTTAATTATATGAAAGATATTTATATATGATTCCAGAAAAAATTGATATAAATCACATTACGGGAGGTTATATTGAAATTTACCTTATCAGATAATTTTATAGAAAAATACAAAAGAAAACGAGCACCATTTGGTTTTAATGGTCTTGGTGAATTGGTATATATGAGAACCTATTCACGACTTAAAGACGATGGGAAAAACGAAATGTGGTGGGAAACCGTAAAGCGTGTTGTAGAAGGAACTTACAATATGCAGAAACAACATATTGAGAGATATGATTTGGGGTGGAACGCGTGGCAGGCGCAGAGGTCAGCTCAAGAAATGTATGATAGAATTTTCAATATGAAGTTCTTACCACCGGGTAGAGGTTTATGGGCAATGGGAACTTCTATTACCGAAGAAAAAGGTTT